TGCAGCAAGATCACTGACATTGAGATCTGGTCCCTGTGTTGGTTCTGCGGCCGGTGCCTGAGCCGTAACTTCGACCTCGGGTGCTTGGTCTTTGATTTCTTCTGACATTAGGTTCTCCTTAAATGGTTACATGCAAGCATGAAATACGTTAGTTCTTTTTGATCTTCAAATCCTAGATAATGAGTAGAACGCAAATTTCCAGATTTATCAATACCCGGTTGTTTGGCCAAGCAATAACGGCCTTTCAATTTGGTCTTGACCCATTCTTCTACACCTTCAAAAATTTCGTTATCTGAAATAGCAATTTTGCTGAAGTGGGGAGGAATGGTCTTAAGCCTTCGCTGTTTTAGTACATCAATAGGATTTAGATCAAACATCGTGAAAATATTTATAGATCAATTAGATTCGAGGGCGGATTCTTGGCTAAGTCTTTTAGACATGGCTTTGGTGTGACCCAGCTTGGCAACATCGCCAGAAAAAAGATACAGTTCAAAAGCGGATTTTTCTTTCATAACGATGATATGTTTTTTATTGATGAAAAAAGGAGAATCAATAAAATGATCTAACCAAACCAACACTTGCGGAGTGAATGCAAATTCTTTTGGAAAGTCTATTTTATAGGTTTTAATTTTAGCATATTCTTCGATGAACTGCAAGGCCTGTTCGGTTAACCTAAGGCCGCCTTGAGCCTTTTCTCTAAAACTCCACCACCACACTGATCTATATTGCTTCACTGTGTCGGGGTCTATTGGGAATTCTGCTGCCTGCAAGAACACCCGAGTATAGGCGTCCTTGGAATCCATCTTAAACTACCTCTTCGCCGGCAGTGAGCTTTACCACAGCAAAGTCTGTGGTTTTAAAAAGTTTGTTTAATTTTTTAGCCAAGTTGTGTGCGTGACCCGGATTTGAAAATGAAACTTTCTTATACTTAGGTCCAGGGTAACTGGCCACTAGACTGCCACTTTTTAGATTAAACGGTTGATGCTTATAAAACACAGCCCAAATGGCTTCCGAGTCGAGTATCTGCTCGACTTTAAAAGTTTCTTTGTTAGCATATTCTAAAAGTATCTTTGGTTTTGGTCTTGACATCTTATACGTGTTCCTAATTAACCACGTATATATTTATCTTTTTAGAATGAGCCGCCGTCGAACTTTACATCTATGCTTTGACTGGATTCTTTGATCTGTGCCAGCATACCATGAATTTCCTGCACAGTACGACCTAGTTTGGTAGAAAAGATAGCTAACTCTGCTGTGAGATCTCTAGCTTCTTGTATAGTGATACGTATTTCTTTCTGCTGGCTTTTTTCTGCCACAGATATTCTCTGTAGAAGACGTTCGACCGTAGGCAGCACAGCAGGTATGTTATTTTGTGACATTGGCCATGACCTGTTTCATTTCGATTTCTGTCTTAAAAGGTCCCTTGTAGGGATATCTTTCTAGAGTGATCTTTTTAGGACAAAAACTCTTCACCCAACCTTTTTCAAACTTAATGGTATAGTAACCTGCACAGTACAGACTTTTAGAGTCCTCACTCTTGGTAAACAGTGGTAGTTTCTTACGAATGTCGAACATGGCGTTGTGAGGTGCTGTGCTAGTTGGATAACCATGGACCTCGTTAGGTAATGCATGCTCACTTTCTTTGACAATCTTAACAGTAAAGAATTTTTTACCGAATGTCCTGGTCACGTGTTCTTTGGTTTCGTAGATTTTTACTCCGTCTTGATTGCTCATTACAAATCTATTATCTTCATTTTTTCTCAGAGTAGCGATCTTTTCACCGTTTTCTTCTACGATCCAAAACTTGTTGTCTATGATTGTTTTTGCATGTAAATCAGTCATGATGTTCTCCAACTAGATATCTCGCATTTAATGGCTCCGAATAACTCGCGGCCTGATCTGATATCTTCTTGAGATCATACAGACCACAGAACTTCATTAGTCTAAGACCAACCTGGCTGACATTTTTATCTGCGCTGGTGGCCACGGCAATGGTCTCTGCGATAATGGCCTTGATGTCATCGGGCTGATGACTGAGGTCGATTAATCTACGATTGCGTTCATAATCTTCTAAGACTCTGTGTTCATTACCTTCATGGTCAGTCCATCTCTGTAGCATGAGATTATTCCACGCATAGCCTTTGCTGTTACGATCTTCGAACGCTTCTGTAAGACCCACTTTTTTGCTTGTGCCTTTAGTACGCACACCCGGATACGCTGAGAAGACATTATCACTGGTATCACCACGCATGCATTTTTCAAACAAGAGCCACTCTGGATCTGGGATTGCTTTGGGTTCTTGAGTTTTTTTATCAATGATTCTTTTGCCTTTGTCATCAAAGATTCCTTCGTGTGTGATCACATGCTCCATGACGCCGTTGTACTGTGTGACATTAGGTGCGATCAATTGCACAAAATCTGTGTCAGTGCTGATGATCACATGTTTGTCATTTGGATGGCTCTGTATCCAGCCTGCGATCAAATCATCTGCTTCTAGGCGTGGGTGCTGCATGACTGTGCAGTTTGTTTTGTCTGTGATAAATTCTTTGAACGTGTCAAAGGCTTCCCAGAACACACGATCTTCTTCTGCTTCTTTTTCTGTGTGAGCTGCACGAGCATCTGAACGATTTCGCTTGTAGGGTGCGTAGTAGTCTTTGCGCCAAGATCTACCTTCTAAGCAGAATATGACATGACTGCCGTTGAACTGCTGCCATGCTTTGCGTATCGAATTTAGCGTGATATGAAAGGCCATGCCCAGTTTGATATCAGCATCACCGTTGATCACGTGGCGAGCACGGAAAAATGTATTTGCTGTATCAACTAAAATATAGGTCATTGATTTGTTTTCTTTACTGTTTGTATGTCTATAACACCTGTATTCACAGGGCCGCCAAAATCACCATCTACTACCACATTAGCACAGAGTTCACGGAACCAACGATCAACAATTTCTTCTTCTTTGTCACCATCTTCACCATATCCCTCTTGCTTTAATTGTAGCACAAATTGGTCGTTCCAGTCAAGCTCAAAAAAGCCATTACGTATGTTATCTTTGTTGACATGTGTGTTTATCACACCAACCCATGCTTCTTTTCGTCTAGTAGCACGTTCTTTTGGTGTCTGCTTGGCAGTTTCTTCTGCTTGTTCGGCAGTTTTAGATGCAGCCTCAGCAGCAGCCAATCGGGTATTGGCTTCTGCTAAATCCAGTTCAGCTTTTTGGATAGAAGCCTCTAGCTTATCTAGGCCAAATATTTTTTTAATTATTTTCATTATGTACCCCATTCATTCTTAAACAGTGGCACCTGCAATCTATCCGAATATCTCAATCCATGTTTCATTGCCAGCTCTGCCACTCTGCGGTTATTTAGTGCGTAGACAGTTTCGACACCGCCCACAGGCATGAGATAAACGTTACCAGTGAAACCTTCTGCTCGATAGATATCCACAGCTTCTAGAGCCTCTTCTGCGTCCTCTTCAGTGGCCACCACTAGTTTGAGATACACATGTCCAGCTTCTTGATATTCACAGACTACATCAGGGCGTATGGCCTCACTAGGAAGTTCACCTGAACAACTGAGTTTGGCGCTGACACTAAATGTCACTTCTTTTTTGTAGGCTACTTCCGGCATTTGCCATTGCACTAGGTAGTCTTTAAATTCAGCAGTGAGTTTTTGAGTACCATTTGTTTCAAATGTGATTTCCTTCAAGCCTGCCATCTTAGGATGTTCTAACAGGTCTGGATAAGCACGTTGCCATCCTAACAAAGGTTCACCGCCGGTGATCACAAGGTGTTCATCTTCCCATTTATTGTAAGGCAAGATCTCACAGATTCTTTCTGCGATTGCGTCTGATGTAAGCATCGGTGATAGGTCTTTAAACCGTGGATCCCAACTAGCATAACTGTCGCAGCCAGTAGAAACCAATGGTAATTCTTCGTAAGTTTTGAAAGAATGGATCTGAGCCGCAATCTTTTCCACTTCATTGCTGGATTCACCTTTGGGCATACCAAACCCTGAACATTTGAAATTACAGCCAAATGTACGAAGGAATACACTGGGCACACCCATATATCTGCCTTCGCCTTGTATGCTGTAAAAAAGTTCTGCTATTTTTAATTTACTCATCGTTTATTATACCACTTTTTATAAATGTTGTCAACTCTTCCTTGACCAATTGCCAAGACCCGTCATGTTGATCAATCCAATGTATACAATCACCTTCTCGCCATCCTGCGGCATCTAAAAGATCCTGCGGTAGCGATATGATGCCGCCCTCCTCCACTGTCAGTGTCCATGTTTGCATTTTATATATACCTATCTTTGGATTCGAGATCTTGATTCAATCTATGCCATTCTTCTATTCTTAGTCTAGCACATTCTTGTTTGACTTCTATGGGATAATCTGGATGCCAGTGTGCATCTCTGCAGTCGTAGATTCTGCCTTCGGGTTGATATCGTACCAGCACTACGATCAACACAATCATGATACAGATATAAACAAAATGTTTCATATCTTATCACTGATCATTATTCTGCACATTAGTGCATCTCGATCATCAGTGAAATCAAAGTGCATGTGATCCGCAGAGATCTCTGTGACATACCTATCACCTGGTAATCCAAAGTGTTCTAATATGTTGGCGCAGGTTTCATTCCACCATGTGTTAGATTGATTCTTCCAAGGCACAGTGATCCTGGTCATTTGCGATAATTACCTTTTTCTGGTATCACATGTCGCACACCGCCTGTGGGATCTGGCATGTCGCCCTTGCGTCTAGGGATCAAATGCACATGTGGCCAAGTACAGGTCTGTCCAGCAGCTTCTCCTATATTCACTCCGACATTGTAGCCATCCCATTCTCCGTCCATGACTTTACGAAGGCCATTCGCCACGGCACTTTTCATGGCATCGTTGAAAACAGCAAGTGTATTGTATTTAGGCACGTATAATAGATGTCCTTCAGTAACTGGATAGCTGTCGCGGAACACTTTCACATGTATATCTTCCATTACTAAATCAGTCCACGGAGCACCTTTTGAATCTTCGATACAGGCAGTTTCCCAAGGTATCACTTTAGCTAGATCATTCATCTTTTAAATTCCTTACGTTCTTGAGGTAGGTCGTCTTCTTTGATAACAAATTCTCTACCGCCTATACTACCAGCAAATGCTCTTGTTCGTTCCAAGTACGACAATCTAATTTTCACCGTCTGAAAAGCCACTTCTAAATACGCCTTAGGTTTGTATCCAATCACATGCATGTCGAAACTCTTACCTGCATCTGTGCAGTGCACCTTCACAAGCGCATCAATCATTTCTGTTTTCCTATCTTGTGATTTTTTGAAAAGTCGCAAAGCGGATGATAGCCCATGTTGTAACAGGCACAGTGCTTCCCTAAGATCCAACGTGCTATTTTTATTCTTAATTTCTGTATCATGGGTTAGATATTTCTAGCCAGTTGCTGGCGTTGTTCGTCACTCATTTCATCGTCTCTGGCCGAACGATCTGGCGCTCTAAGCCAACTGTCTCCGATTCGAGGTTTAAATTTAGCACGTTCTTGATAGCTGCGAAACACCCACCAAGTCACAAACACCATGGATATGATCGCAATATGTCCTAACATGCTGTAACCAATAAAAAACAGTTCACCCACATACAGACCAAACGCCAATGCCCAGAAACAACTGAGTAAGACCATGCTGAAGTATTTGGCATAATCCGGCACATTAGCCAGTGCGTTGCGATCAATGTCCAGAAGGTATTTGAAGTTCTTGCCTATGATCCAAAGAAATTTGAGTAATCCCCACATGTCGTTCTCTCTATCAAGTTTGTTTTTTGTTTACTGCCACAGCCCAATTTCCTCTGAGAGCAAAGTATAGGCCACCAATCCACAATGAAAAATGCAGATAATCTGTCATGATAAAAGTCCACAGGCTTTCAGGTTTAAGTACTACCCAAATCACCCCGGTCATGACGCAACACATCACTAATCCACAGAATCTAGTCAGTGCGTCGCCAAACTCGGCAACATAGGGCAGGTCACGGATTTTGGTTAGGGTGGCTATACCACCAACTAACAAACCAACACCAGCCAATATTTCTCCGTATACCACAAACCACCACACTAAGGCCGGTAAGCCAAATGCGGCACCACCTACTGGATCAAAAGGCATCTTGGCCAGTCCCTGTTGTATGAAGATCAATGCCAAGGGTATTCTCAAAAGCAAATTGCTCCAATCGAAATCTGGCAAAGCGGCCCAATAATTTTTTAACATATGTTTCATGATATATTATTTCAATGTCGCTGTGTAAGCAGCGAGGTTGTTAATGTCAGCGGGTGTCAGACCGGCAGCCAGGCCCCACATCAGTTGACTCTGTGGTCCAACTTGCTGTTTGTTTTTGTAGGCAGTTAGTTTTTTCACAATAGCTTCGGACTTTTGTCCTGCTAGTTTTGGTCCCATGCCGCCTTGACCTTGTGCGCCATGACAAGCGATGCAAGTGGCGTACTTGGCTTTGCCTTGTGCTACATCTTGTGCATTTGCAGACACTGATAAAAATACAATGCTTGCGATTACTAATGATTTCATTTTGATTTCCTTTGAAAATGTAAACTTACTTATGTTTATGCCATTGTTACAGCAATGAATGCCATTAAAAAAATCATTACTGCTCCTACTATTGGTATGACAATGTGAGCATATTTAACAGATTCTTCTACTTTGTCTAGCTCATCTTCTGTTTTATTCATTTCGTCCACCAATCTTCCCATGGAAAGTCTACCCAAACAGGATCTTCTGCCTTGTTTATTTCCATCCCTGCGTAATCCATTTTGACATCACAGGCACTGGCTAAATTATCTACCAGCACAGCAAATCGAACATTGTTGTTCCATACTTCATCCCAGCTGGGATCACCCGGAAAACAACCACTCCGCCAATCTTTCATGATCCAATTAAACGTCGTACCTTGGTCATTGATGTCGTCTACTATAAGTATATTTTTATATGTACCGCCGTTTT